TTTTAAATGGAAAAATGATAATTCAAGAAGTTATGGTGTTTTAGCACATGAGCTACAAGAGATAATTCCACAAGCTGTAACTGGAGAAAAGGATGGGATGATTATACAAAAAGAAACAAACGATAAAGATGAAGTAATTGATAAAGAAGTTATTAATCCACAAAATGTAGATTATTCTAAAATTGTTCCAGTATTAGTACAGTCTATACAAGATCAACAAGAAATTATAGAAGATTTAAAGAAGAGAATAGAAACGCTAGAAGGATAAAATATTATAGCTATGACAATAGCTTATTAAGAATATTATTATTTATGTAATAGTAATAACATGTAATAAACTTAAATTTAATTAATTATGAATAAAAATAAAAACAATAATAAAATAGCTGAAGAACCAAAAAAAATAACTGAATTTCAGTTAAAGGAACTTCAAGAAATCGTTAATAGAATAAATACTGCCCAATTAAACTTGGGTCAATCAGAATCACAGAAGTATGCGTTATTGCAAGGAATACAAGGATTGCAAAAACAATTGTTAGAGAAACAAAAATCTCTACAAGAAGAATACGGTGATGTTAACATAGACATACAAGATGGTTCTATAACACCAAGACAAAATGAGCAAGCTAATACGTAAAATAAGTATTGGTAAAGATTATAAAAACGAAGCTATGCATTATGCCGTGGGCCAAGAAGTCTACGGCGGGCATACAATTTGTGATATATTAGAAGATACTGATAAATTTAGTATTTATATTAAAAAAAATAAAGAGGTTTTACCCTGGAAAGATTTTAATAAAAATATGGCAATATCTGTAGAATATAATCTCGAATATTAATGCGTGGTATTTACAATTTTATAATTAAGCCAAAAGGTAATAGATATAACAATATTAAAAATATTGATGATAAAGAATTAATATTAAACACTGAAATTTTTAATCATCAATATGTAAATAGAGAGGCGATTGTTTTACAAACACCGATTATAAATAAAACACAAATTAAAAAAGGTGATAGTATTATTGTTCATCACAATGTATTTAGAAGATGGCATAATGTAAAAGGTGTTGAAAAAAATAGCAGAAGTTGGATCAAGAAAAATCAATATACTGTTTTTCAAGATCAAATATTTGCATATAAAAGAAATAAAAACTGGAAATCTTTAGAGGGATATTGTTTTGTAAAACCAATAAAATCAACTGACAAGTTTAGTGTTGAAAAAGAAAGACCGTTAATTGGTATTATAAAATATACTGATAATACGATTAAAGATATTAAACAAAACGATTTAGTTGGATTCACACCACATAGTGAATATGAATTTATTATTAATGGTGAAAGATTATATAGAGTATTAACTAATTCAATTTCAATTAAATATGAATATCAAGGAGACGAAGAAGAATATAATCCAAGCTGGGCACAAGGCAGTTAAGGAATTAATTAAGGTAGCAAAAGAAGAAATAGTAGATACAGATGAAGATGTTTCTGCTGATAGATTAAAAAATGCTGCTGCAACTAAAAAATTAGCTATATTTGATGCTTTTGAAATATTAAATAGAATTGAAGAGGAAAAAAGTATTTTAGAAAACAAGCCCATGAAAGATAAAAAAGAACAATCTTTTTCAGGTTTTGCTGAAAGAAGATCGAAATAATGAAATTTCTATGTTCAAAGTGTGGTGCTTGTTGTAAAAGAATAGGATTAATGGGTGGTGCTAAATATGGTTTACCAGTAAAAAAAGATGGTTCTTGTGGAAATTTAATAAATAATGAATGTTCTATATATGAAGATCGACCTGATGTGTGTAGAGTAGATAAAATGACATTCAAAAATAACTACCACAAAAATATAACAAAAAAAGAATACTTTATTGAAACTACTAAAATTTGTCATCAAATAATAGATAAAGAAGGTTTAGATAGTAGTTATAAGATAAATATTAAAGAATACAATTAGGTATGTACGAACAGGATTTATATAAAATTATTGAACCAATTAGGATTAACACCCTTAAAAGATTAAACAAAAGTAAAAAGTGGAAATATGGCTATAATAAAGAACATGATATTATAGTTATAAGTAAAACTGGTCAAATTGGTGATATATATGAAATTCAAAACTTAAAAATAGCATTACCTAAACCAGTAAATATTTATAAAAGAAATAAAAATAAAAAGGAACAATATTGGGAGAGATTTGAAGATCAACATGGTTTAAAAAATATTAAAACAATTTTTGATTGGAGAGCATATCCTGATAATTCTAAAGATCAATGGTATGATTACATAAATGAAGAATTTGATAGAAGAGAAAATGGTTTTTGGTTTTATAATAATGGTGTGCCTACTTATATCACCGGCACTCACTATATGTATCTTCAGTGGTCAAAAATTGATGTGGGTGCTCCTGAATTTAGAGAATCCAATAGATTATTCTACTTATTTTGGGAAGCTTGTAAAGCAGATAAACGCTGTTATGGAATATGTTACCTTAAAAATAGACGATCTGGTTTCTCGTTTATGGCAAGTTCGGAAGCAGTTAATCTTGCTACTATCTCGAGTGACGCAAGATTTGGTATCTTATCAAAAACAGGTTGGGATGCTAAAAAGATGTTTACAGATAAGGTTGTACCAATATCTATTAATTATCCGTTTTTCTTTAAACCAATACAAGATGGAATGGATAGACCAAAAAGCGAACTCGCGTATAGGGTACCAGCTCAAAAGTTTACTCGTAAGAAACTTCAAACGAATGAACAGATTGAAGAAATTGTAGGTTTAGATACCACTATAGATTGGAAAAACACGGCTGATAATAGTTATGATGGAGAAAAACTAAATTTATTAGTACATGATGAAAGTGGTAAATGGGAAAAACCTGAAAATATACTAAATAACTGGAGAGTAACAAAAACATGTTTACGATTAGGTAGTAGAGTTATTGGTAAATGTATGATGGGTAGTACATCAAACGCATTAGATAAAGGTGGTGATAATTTTAAAAAATTATATAGAGACTCTAATGTAACAAAAAGAAATTTAAATGGACAAACTAAATCTGGTTTATATAGTTTGTTTATACCAATGGAATGGAACTATGAAGGGTTTATGGATAGGTATGGTATACCAGTTTTTAATACACCGAAAAAAGAAGCATATAATCTTTATGGTGATATAGTAGAAACCGGTGTTATAGATCATTGGGATAATGAAGTTGAAGGATTAAGAAATGATCAAGATGCTTTAAATGAATTTTATAGACAATTTCCAAGAACTGAAGAACATGCTTTTAGAGATGAAACTCAAAATAGCATTTTTAATCTTGTTAAAATATATGAACAAATAGATTTTAATGATGACTTAAAAAATTCAATTGGAATATCAACTGGAAATTTCCAATGGGTTAATGGTATAAAAGATAGTAAAGTAATATTTTATCCAGATCCAACTGGTAGATTTAAGATTAGTTGGACACCAAAAGCTCATTTACAAAATAATATTGTTATAAAAAATGGTATTAAATATCCAGGTAATGAGCACTTAGGAGCGTTTGGATGTGATAGTTATGATATATCTGGTACAGTGGATAATAAAGGATCAAAAGGTTCTTTACATGGTTTAACTAAATTTAGTATGGAAGAAGTTCCTGCTAATCAATTCTTTTTAGAATATATAGCAAGACCACAAACTGCTGAAATGTTTTTTGAAGATGTATTAATGGCGTTAGTATTTTACGGAATGCCTTTATTAGCAGAAAATAACAAACCTAGATTATTATACTATTTACGAAGAAGAGGTTATAGAGGATTTAGTATGAACAGACCAGATAAAATATGGAATAAACTATCTTCAGCTGAAAAAGAAGTTGGTGGTATTCCAAATTCAAGTGAAGATATAAAACAAGCTCATGCAGCTGCTATTGAAATGTATATTCAAGATCATGTTGGTTTAAAAACTGATAATAGTTATGGTAATATGTATTTTAATATAACTTTAAATGATTGGGCTAGATTTGATATAAATAAAAGAACTCAATTTGATGCTTCAATAAGTTCTGGTTTAGCAATTATGGCATGTAATAGACATTTATACACGCCTAATGCTGCGATAAAAAAAGAAAAAGTAAGTTTAAACATTGCTAGATATAAAAATAGCGGTGTTTTATCGAAATTAATAAAATAAATATATGGCACACCAAATAAAAAAAGGTTACTTTCCAAGTCAAATAGCTAGTGACATTGAAAAAGCTAGTGGAGAATATGGATTAGAGGTTGCTCAAGCTATTGAGGCAGAATGGTTTGGTAATGTTTCTGGAATGAATAGATTTAATGCTAATCAAGCAGAATTTCATAGATTGAGATTATATGCTAGAGGAGAACAGTCTATACAGAAATATAAAGATGAATTATCAATTAATGGTGATTTATCTTACCTTAATTTAGATTGGAAGCCAGTACCTATTATACCTAAATTTGTTGATATAGTTGTAAATGGTATTGCAGATAGAGCGTATGATGTTAAAGCATACTCACAAGATCCGTTCGGTGTAAGCAAAAGAACAGCTTATATGGAATCAATGATGAGAGACATGCAAACGCGAGAACTTAATGATTTTGTTAATGAAGCTTTTGGTATAAATTTATGGGAAAATAATCCAGAAAAATTACCAGAAGATGAAGATGAGCTTTCTGTTCATATGCAATTAACATATAAACAATCTATTGAGTTAGCTCAAGAACAAGCAATTAATACAATACTTGATGGTAATAAATACGATTTAACCAAAAGAAGATTTTATTATGACCTAACTGTTATTGGAATTGGTGCAGTAAAAAATAATTTTTCAACATCACAAGGTGTTACTGTAGAATATGTTGATCCAGCTAATTTAGTTTGGTCACATACAGACTCTCCTTACTTTGATGATATATATTATGTTGGTGAGGTAAAAAATGTACCAATAAATGAATTGAAAAAACAATTTCCTGATTTAACAGAAGAGGATTTAACGGAAGTAACACAACAAGCTGTACATAGAGGTTCTTTAAATAGAAACAATGTATATGATTTAACAAATTTAGATAATAATATTGTTCAGGTTTTATATTTTAATTATAAGACATATAAAAACGAAGTATATAAAATTAAATCAACTGGAAGCGGTGGATCAAAAGTATTAATAAAAGATGATTCATTTAATCCTCCAATGGAAGTATTAGATGGTGATTTTAATAGATTATCAAAATCAATAGAAGTTTTATATGAAGGTGCTTTAGTATTAGGAACAAAAAAATTACTTAAATGGGAGATGTCAAAAAATATGATGCGACCTAAAAGTGATTATACTAAAGTAAAAATGAACTATTCAATTGTTGCACCAAGAGTTTACAAAGGAAAAATTGAATCTTTAGTTAGTAGAATAACTGGTTTTGCTGATATGATTCAATTAACTCATTTAAAACTTCAACAAGTTATGTCTAGGTTAGTACCTGATGGTGTATATTTAGATGCTGATGGTTTAGCTGAAGTTGATCTTGGTAATGGAACAAACTATAACCCACAAGAAGCATTAAATATGTTCTTCCAAACTGGTAGTGTTAT